ACCTTCTGGTGCAGGTAAGAACCTAAATTCGGCATAACCATTACCAGCCTTATCGACTGTCGGTTTCCAAACACGATCATCACCGTAGTTTTTCTTTTCACCTCCACCGACTTTCTCGGCTTCGTTGACTAGTTTAGATATTAAATCTTTATTACGTTTTAAATTTTGAAAGCTCATTTATTTTCCTTGTATGTGCTGAAGTATTAAATTATTATAACATATTATTACTGAAATGTAAACAATTATATTAGTCGAATGACAATGTATTTTGTCGTGGAATAAGATTAAGCGTCATTGCCTCTGCTTCAATCTTACCTTGTATGACCGGTGATATGAATTTCTTCGAATCAATCGGATCAATATCTAGTTTTTCACAAAGATCTATTACAGCATCTATATAAGATTGTTTTGTATCTAGTACTTTGTTTTCAACCATTTTAGTAAAGTTTGGTTTATTTAAGAATGTGTTATCATCTATCATTTATCAAATACTCTCATTATTAATGTATCCTTATTTATACGTCCATCTGATCGTGAACTTTGTTTCGTTGTGAGTTGACTATATGCAACACTTATTTGCTTCTGTGTTTTACTCTGTATGATAGGCAAGAACTCCTGTGGCTTACGTAGTGTTATCTTACGTGTCAGTGCTGGATCAGTCATTTGTAATGACGTACCTTTGACTTCAAACCCATCTCTTGCTCTACACACAAACTCAGTAAGCTGTTTGTATTTTGTATTAAACGTCCAAACCACACGAGCTCCGACTATCAGTAGTGGATCGATCGATGTGACTTTAAACTCTTTACTCTCTTTCAAGAACTGCAGTTTAGATACCTGAGCATATGCAGATTTAGTGCGTGGCTTCGAAGTCTTACGTGTCGCTTTCTTTGCCATAACAAATCTATTTGTATCATCAACAACGTGTTGTAAAAACTCAAGATACTTCTTACGTACAGGTACTGGCATATGTGAATAACCTTCTACTAAGTCAGGTGTCTTCTTATGAACTAACTCTTTGGCTTCTTCTAATACAGGATTATAATAATCTATAATTGCTTTTGCAGTAGACTGAGCATGGCCATCTTTTAGTAATTCATCGTATGGCGAATAAGCTGTATCATATTCTTCAGTATCAAGTATCTCTTCAATAGAACCGATGAGCTCTTGTTTCTTTATTTTTAGAACATCTGCCGGAGTTTTCTTTGGCGTTTTAATCTTTTCAAATTCAGTTACTTTCTTTTTAACTGCATAATCTAATCCTTCATAAAATATTTTAGTGCTCGTATTAAAACAATAAAGTTTAGGAAGATCAAAACCTTTTTCTAGCCAAACTATCATTGCGCACTGTAAATTATTTAAACTCGTAAAATAATAATCAGGAACAGAAAGATACTTTTTTACTGTGTCTTTATCTTTAACATTATCTTTTATATATTTTTTTAGAATATAAGATGTTTCTTTTTGATCTAAATCCATACGAAAATATTCTGCAAAATGTGCAAAGTTATCTGTAGGTGCAGCACCAATACCAGTTTTGATTTTACGTGGCAGCGATGCTTTCTTCTTCTTTATCTTAGGCATTTTTCTAGCAGCCATTCATATCTCCATTATAAATTATTATTCTAACACATTTTAAAAAGATTGTACACCTATTTTTTAATTATTTTTATATCGCCATCTTTATCAGTATGAAGATAGCCTTCTTTTATAAGATAATCTAAAGTCTTTTCAATAGTTTTCTCTTTAGATGACTTACCCATTAGAAATCCTACGTATCCAATACTGCCTGCAACAAGCCAAGTTTGTAAAAACGGGTTACTAAACATATCGTATAACATACTACTTAATCCTAATTCGCTGATATCAAGTATATCTATCATTCTGATACCTCAAATGCAGTTACGTTTTCAATACGAAAAGATCTCCAACCTTTTGCATCCAAATCCCAAACCGGAAGAACTTCTGTATTGAGTTCTCGTATCTTTGTTTGAGAAAGAGGATCCGACTTGCCGGCCGAAGGTATATCTTCTTTTCGAAGAGTACATCGCATTGTTCGTTCATCGCCTGATACTTTTTTGAATGTTACCATGCAATGTTCTTCTAATAATGCCTCCTTATATTCTTTAAATAAATCTGTCATATTAACTTCCCATCTTTGCAATTTCAATTGCTTCATTTGAGTCTCTACGTACAGGTACTGCATTTGATTTATGCATTGTAGCAATACCAGCAATCTCATTGCCTGTGTAAGTATTAGACTCTTTTTTTAATCCGTTTCCAATTCCTTGTCCAAGTGAAGGGATTAATTTACTTTGTGGTCGATAATTTGGAATATCGAGATGTGCATTAGGTTTGGTTTTACCGACACCTAGTTTGGCATAATACTTTGCAAGAGCCGCTTCTGCTTTGAGAAGCGACTTTGTTTTATTACGCGATTTTCTTTTATGAGATGTACCATGTACTTGTACACCTTGAATCATATGCATGCTCATATTAGCTCCAATCGTTGTGATCGCCTATGTCATCCCAACGTATAGTATCTTCACGCCTTTGGCCATAGAACTCTTTTGCATACTTAGATGCATCTGTGTAATGATTAGGATTAGTGCCATCTTCGAAGCCGGTAATCTCATCTTTTTTCTTTTTTAGTTTTTGAGATACTGCAGAAACACGTTTAGAAGCTGTCTTGATACGTGACATTTGTGCTTTACGAGATTTGATACGTTCAGCAGCTGCTTCTATCATCATTCTACGATCTGCAAGTTGGGTATTAGTAATCATAATATATTTATCCTTTTTTTCACTGTATTATATATGTAATCATCTTTTTGATAATTTAAACCGTGACACATTGTCACACTTAAGATATTGGTATGATACCAGCATCTAAAAGCTTTGTAAACATTGCTTCACGTACTGCAGTATCGCCGGCTTCTTCGAATTCTGGCATAACTTCAAGAGATTCTAACATAGGCAAAGCTACATGATAAAATATACCTGTACCGTCATATGTATCTTTATAATCATATGAAGTAATAAAAATCTTTTTTACAGCTTCGAAAACAGCATCAACAGCAGCATTACCGGCATCAGTAAACATTCCGTAATCAGTCATAGTAGCACTCATAATATATTCCTTTTGTTTTATTTAATATAATCATCTTACAACGATTCTTATCAAATGTACACCTTTATTTTTAGATATACACATTTTATTTTATAGTGTAACTTTTATGTTACACTATTTTTTAAGATGATTATATTAAATAATATAATTAGGATCGTAATATGTTGAAATGAATGTTTGAAGATTAGATTTAATTTTAGAAGAAAATTCATAAAGTGGATTTCCGCCGGAATCGAATTCTGATTGTCCGATAAATTTAAAATCGATATTATGTTTTTTAGTTATAGATGGTAATTGTGGTATGGAATCAGAATCGATATTTATTTGAATTGAATGTGACATAAAGTCTCCTTTGGTTATAGGTTCAATATAACACAGTACACGTGAGATGTACATAACTATTTTTATTTATTTTGATACTGTATCATATATGTAACATTATTACGCAACTCGATAATATTGCCCATCATATTGACTAGGTCTTAATTTATCGAATACGCTGCCGGCTTCTTCATATGCAATAAGCGTATGCGAAACTATATCTCCAGTTTTTAGGATTTCAGGACCGTCAATAGTATTATAAAATAAAAAATGTGTAAGCTTACCCCTACTAAAAGATTCTTTTAAATTCACTAAAGATTTGTCTTTTACATTAAAATTAACGCTATTCATTCTTTTACAGTCAACATAATGCTCGATCTCCTTCCAAATAAAATCTTGTCTCCAATTTTCTGGCGCTGCAGCATATCCATTATGTACTAACCACCATTCAAGAAAAAGGTAATCACAATTTTTTTCTGATTCATAACCACCTTGACTCCAATGCCGATTTCTATAATCAATAAACTCTTGTGTGACTACTAAATCTCTGTTAATAAGTTTAGATATTTTTGTAAACATATTCAAGTGCACGGTCAGCCTCCTTTTCAATTGGTCTATTCTCATACCAATTACCATTTTCTAGATCAAGTTCTCTGCACAGAATGGCAATCTCTACTGCAGTAATTGGATATTGTTTTGATGTTGCATTACCGGCAGTCGCAACCATTATCT